GCTGTGTGGGGTGGCGTAAGCACTCTCCAAGCCGTGGAGTGGCTTGCTAGAGAGGCAGATTACCGCCTCTATGTATCAGTATGGAACGAGGAAGACCCCGAAGAGCCATACCTGATAACCGATAAGATAAACATAACCGATGTGGTGCTTGCCACAAGATTAAACGAGAGGGATAACAAATGACAGTCGTATTGGTAGGAGTTATTGCTGTGACCCTGATAGCCTATGGTCTTATTGTTCTGGAGGAAAAGATAAATGGAGGACACTAAGAGAAGGATAGAGACGGCAACGAAAGACGCTGTCCGTCAGAGAAACTATCGAAGGGTGCGAGACCGCGCACTTACCAGACTAGGTGCGCTTCACAAAGAAGAATACCTAGCACTACTGGAGGAAGAGAGAATTAAAGATGAAGTGGAAGGCAAGGCTTGGCTTGATATTACTGGGCGCACTAACAATAGTGTGGATAAAGCCTCACCCAACATCAGTTCTGGAAATGCCAAAGGACTTGGTAATAGAATCAAGACAGGCAACTTGGAATGAGAAGAAAGAGAACAAGCGCATCGCCAAACTTTACGCTTATTCAGGGTGGGGGTGGAGAGGAAGAGAGTGGGAGTGCCTTAAATCCTTATGGACCAGTGAGAGCAGGTTTGACCACCTCGCCACAAACCAACAAGGTTCAAGCGCTTTCGGTATTGCTCAACGACTTGGAGAAAAAGACAGACGACCTAGAGTCCAGATACTTAAAGGCCTTAGATATATTTCTAAGCGCCACGGAACTCCTTGTAAAGCAAAAGCGTTTTGGAATAGACACGGACATTACTAAAGAGTAAGATAGCAAGCCTGAAGCCCTGCGATAACCCTTTCTCGCGGGGCTTCTTTAATTATCTGTTGAGTAGAATCCTTGCCCTCTGAAATGTACAGGTGGAGTATCCCAACTACGGCGAAGGGTAGTGCCACACTCAGAAGAAGGACAGGTATAGTCAGGTGCGACATCGTGTATCGAACGATAGACAGTTAGCGTAGTTCCACAGTCGGGACATTCATATTCATATTTCATTACGGCTTACTCGCTTCAATTAAATCAACCACCTTTACAAGGTAGCCACGGGAAAGGTTAGGAGGAATCTCGCAGGTTATTTCTCTGCCATACTTTCTAACTGCTTCCCATAGAATCTCAGTAGGTAGCATAAGAACAGTACGATTAAGAACGAAAGCCCAGTACTCAGCCTCGGTCACAGACAGACCGCTTGGTGCCCACGCATTGGACTTAGTAAAGAAGCAATCGGTTTCAATATAAACATTACCGGTGACGTTCCACTTGCGGTCGCGCTTAACCTCAATACGCTTACCTTCAGTAAGTAAGTCAGATACTAACTGCTCACCTTCTTTACCGAAGGAGAAGTCTAAATCAAAGGAGGATAGGGTAGTCATTAGTAAGGAGAATCCCCACCTATCTCGTTCTGTAATTTACGAAGTGCGCTCTGACATCTGCGGTCGGCAGTAGAGAAGTGGCACTCTAGATACTCAGCCAACTGTTGAAGAGTATGGTTCTCATAGTATCTAAGACGAAGGATATCCTGCTCTTCCTTCTCTAGTTTCTCATAACCCTTCTTAATATCTACAAGCATAGCCAGTAGGTTGCCACCTTCAGAAGGGGCAGACGGCTTCTTAGGTGTGCCATCATTAACTAATACTTGGCTCTGTTCTAAAGCAGTATCTAATACAACGGACTTGATTACAAAAGGTAGAAGTTGTGCGATAGTGACTGTGTCATAGTAAGTCTCATCGTTAATCTGATATCCAGACTTGGCCGCCTTTTCTTTACGAGCATAGCGTTCTAAGTTTCTTTTAATCTGCCAAGCAATTCGCTTCTCATTCCACTTACGCTGTTGTTCATCAGGGTCAGAGAGAGATTCATTAAACTGTTCTGCTTTGGATAGCACAAAAGCCCAAGCCTCTTGGAGTAAGTCACCGCGTTCTACAAACTGGCGGTATCTACGTACAGTTATAGTGACAACAGATGAAACTAAATCATCAAGGACAGGGTGTAGGTAATCAGTCATTGTCCCTCGCTAAGTATTGGATAGCCTTTGCCAGTGTAGTAATGTCATCGTTTAATAAACCAATAGCCCTGTTGTGATTAGAGCAGAGCAAGCCACGCACCTTGCCAGTCTTATGGTCGTGGTCTATATCTAACGCTCTTTTATCTGGCTTCTTACCACAGATATAACAGCCACCATTTTGTTCTTCAAGCATACGCTCATAGTCGGGGACATCTATCCCGTAGATTCTGATACGGGAGATACGATTCTCTTCGTAAGTTTTATTTCGGTTTCGTGGCATCGGAGTTGGCTCTCTTGTTCATCATCTCGACGTATTGGTCAGCCTTAATTCTCTTTGCTTCTGCTATTTTCTTACGGCGTAGTGCTGCCTTGTACCAAGAATGTTTCTCAGTCATTGGCTTTATTTCCTAATGTAAAATCTTTTCTTACCTTAGCAAGAAGAAGGAGTGCCATTGCTTCCCTATGGAAGCCGTCCATCTCATACCATCTTCTAGCATCTTTTGCTATATCAGGACACATAGCACAGTTTTCTAACTTACAAGAGTCAAGCACTGCTTGCGCCTGTAAGTTTAGAATCTCTTGAAAGTTAGTCATTGGGTAGTTCAGGCCAGTTCTTATCTAATACCATAATTGCTATGGCTGAATAGTTAAGTAAATCTACAAAAGAATCTCTTAGTGATTCATTAGAAGGCTTGACACCACTATCAAGTAGGTTATTTATTCTTGCTACCTTGTCCCACATACGGACTCGAAGTCCATTGAGAGGACCGCCAGGTGAGCGAGCCACATTTAATGGGCCGTAGTCTTGGTGCTTACGAAGTAGAAGAGTTCCTGCGGAATCAAAGACCCGCCACATATCATCTATAAACTTATCATTTACTTTCTTATGGGCATTGGGCGACAGGTTATTGTCCCAGTCTTGTAATCTATCGAGACTACTATCATCCCCATATCCGTCAATAATGTTGCTGCCTCTTGTAAGTCCTTTTTCTTGCTCACTCACTGCCCCACCTTCCATTTCCTTTGCTCAAATTACAGAACCCGTGAACAGGCCTCACGTTATCTATGGTATCAGAACCGCCTTTAGAAATTGGTACAAGGTGGTCTATTTGCAAGCCGTGTCGCCACCCAGGTTTGCCTTGAAACCTTGGAGCATTTAAGTCAATAGGATTGCCACATATAAAACAGTCTTTTCCATACATATCAAGAACTTCTTGAAGGGTATATTTTTCAACTTTATTCCCTCGGATTAAAGCCCTGCGAAGTCTTGCATACGCTGGGTTTTTATCTGGGTGGCGCTGTCTAAATCCTCTCTGAAGACGAGCGTTTCTTTCCCTATTGTTTTGCTGATATTCCTTTTGTTGCTTTCTTATCTTGTCTTTATTTTTAAGATAATAAAGTTTCTTTCTAATCTTTATTTTTTCTTGAGGAGTTAGTTGTTCAGACACCGAGAAGTTCCCTTAACTTTTCAGGTCCGTTAGTCAAGTAGAACTCATTGACATCCATACCGCTAGGCAACTGAACAATCTGTGAGTTTGCTACCTCTGAGGCGACACGCCGAGAGAACTCCGCACCAGGGTTTGTGCCGTCCTCTTTAACATCATTGTCACCTAATATAAATATCTTATCGAAACCATTAAACAATTTAGAATAGAAAGGTTTCCAAGCAGCAACGCCTGGGATACCTACTGCTGGTACATCACATAAACCTGACATAACAACAGCATCTAATTCACCTTCACAGATAGCAATGTATCCACTATCTGACAAGATATCAGAGACGTTATAGATATGAAGTTTCTGTCCAAGTGGTTGCCCATACTTAGGCTTGCCTTCATCTACCCGTCTAAACTTTACTGAGGTACATACACCAATAGCGGAGAAGTAAGGTATAGATAACCAACCAGTAAATTGCTCGTGACCATTGCTTGGATTGGTCACTGTGCCAAGCGAGAACTGCTCAGCCACATCTTTAGATATTCCACGTCCTTCTAGGTACGCTACGCTTGCCTCGTCTAGCGCCTCTGCGTACCGAGTGACCGCTTCCAACAGCGATTTCGTTTGCTCTTTCGAGTGCATCTTTGAAACCTAACCCCTCTTTCTCCATAACTATCTGAACTGCTGTCCCGCCTTTGCCACAGGTGTGGCAGAAATATAAGTTATCGTAAGTATTGATAACCGCACTACGCCTTGTATCGTCGTGCATACAACACTTGACGCTAACGTTGCGTCCCTCCCTTACCTCACCACCATAGTGATGAATGATTGGTGTCAGGGGGATTGAGTCTGCATCAACGTTGGCTTTGCCCCCGCCTTTACGTACCAGCCTGGACCAGTCTTGTGTTGACAAGCGCAATCTCCTTTACAATTCTTATGAAAAGATTCAGCCAGTGCATACTTGTGATTTATATTAAAGTCACCAGCAATCGTACACTCATTGCAAATCATCTTCTCTTACTTCCTCTTGTTGCTCTACCTCAGTTGGTTCTTCTGGTAGTGGTGGTTCTGCTGGTGTATTCCATATCTCAGTTGTAGTTATATCACCTTGTGGTATTGGCATCATTACTCCTATCGTCTAACCATTGTTCTAAGTCTTGAATAACCCAAGCCTTATTAACTCCGTGTTGTCTTCTCTTTACTATGACAAAGGCTGGAGGCGGAAAGGATAGACCTCTAGCCTTCGCATAGTTCTTTGCTTCTGTCTGGGCCTCGTCCCAGAACTCTGGAAGATTCATCGCTTTACGATTCTTACATTCCAAAATATAGGTCTGACCTGCGATTATGGTGACGATATCACCTTCATCGTTTGACCCTGCCTTGGCCAATCGCTCTGCGAAATGACCGAGACTGCGTAGAAACTTCATAACATCAGTCTCAAACTTACTACCCTTGACTTTGTTATACCGACTCATAAGTATCATCCATACTATTAGTGTGAAGCAACGCTCTGCCATCTGCATTGCTATCTGATATTGCACATTGTGCAAACCTCACAAACAAAGTAGTCCACTGTGAAGCATCAGCGTAGTGAGGACCAAACCGGTTCTTCACAGTGGCTACTCGGAGGTACCCTTGAGACGGGTCGTAACCAAGGGTAAGTATCACAGAGGGTAGTTGCGATACTTTTCCGTGGATAGCACGACGTGGCGGTGGCATAGTCGGAGAACCATACTCACTGGCTTCGGAGACGTGATGGAGGACAAGGACGCACGCCTCTGTCTTCCTAGCCATATCGTGCAAGTTCATCATAATATCTCGTAGTCCAGCCCACTCATTGTCGTGTTCTGCAACTACGTTCATAAGATTGTCAATGATAATTAACTCTGGATAGATTCCATAAAGTTCTACATAAGCCTTAACTTCTGATTCAATATCATCAAGATTTGGGGATGAATCAAAGACCCATTGAATATGTGAAGCGTCCTGTAACTGTCTGTCGTAACTCTTTGGATTCTTAAATAGGCTTTGCTCAACTAAGACTTGGTCTTGGTGTGACAAAGCAGAAGCAACTCGTAGTGAAACAGTTGCTATGTCAGTATCTGCCGAGAAGAAAAGCGTAGGTATCTTTGCTTTGATTGCATAGACTAAAGCGAACATAGACTTACCTGCGTTAGGTGCAGCAGCAACCATACAGAGTTGTCCCCTTCGGAACTTAACCTGATTGGCTGACAAGTCTTTCCAAACTTCAGGCAGTGGTTCTGCCTTTATCTGTGTCGTTGCCCAAGCCTTATGTAATCTAAGCACAACCCTCTCTGCTTTCCCTCGGCAATCTTATTTTGCGTTTGCGACGAACAACTTCTCTATCTGATGCAGTAAGTCCGCCCCAGATTCCAAATCGTTCTTTATGTATACCCCATTCAGCGCATTCAAATTGATGTGTGCATCTTTTACAGACACTCTTTGCGACACCGATAACTCTATGGTCTGAACCCTGTTCAGGGAACCAGATGTCACCGTCAACTTCTGCACATAGCGGAGCCTCGTATTGACGTGGCTCGCGCATTTATCTACGACCAGATTGGTGCGCACTTATCGGTTGCCCCTTTAGGTGCAGCACATAACCAGCCTTTCCAAGGACCCTTTGCATTGGTCCCAGTCTTATATGTCATTGGTCCGTGTGAGCAAGTTGGTGCCTTGCCTTCTTCAACTATCGGCGCTGCTGTTGCTGGCGCGGATACTTGCGGTCTCGGTGCGAAATTACGTTGAAAGGTCTTAGCCGGTCCAGCGCTTCCAAGAGATTGACTCACACTATGAATCAGTGCTGCCATATCTTGAGTTGATGCAAGTTGTGTTTCAAAATCTGCTGCAGTATCTGCATAGACATTGATTAGTGTTCCGTCTGCTAACTTAAAGTTAGCCTGAAACTTTGTCGTTTCAGACATTAGTTCCTCCTATTTGTTTGACTGATATTCTTGTTGATTCTTTTCCTTCTTTACCAGGAATATATCCTAGTTGTTTTTGTATTTCTTCTTTATCAACAATGAAAGAACCTTTCACCGCTGACCATTGCACTTGGATGCCAGACTTAGTAACGCCGAGTAATCCAGCAAGCGACTCTTTAAGTCCTTCCTTTCGTTCGGTCAGTTCCTTTATCTTGGCATCCAGTTGCAAATACTCCAGCGCATTTTTATCTGCGTCGGAATCCTCAATGATTATCTGTTCAGTTTTTGTAAGTTCTTTTTTTAGACCAACGCATCCAATCTCACCAGATGCGTCGTAGTATTTACAATAGAACTTACAGTAATTCTCATCCTTCTCAGGTTCTGGTGCTACCTCTGATGTCTTAACAGCCTCTAACCAAGAGAGGGCTTCAAGTGCGACAGAAGAATCGTACTTCTCTGAGTGGACCTTTATGTCCCGCTCGTCACCGTCTCTTGGTATAGCGACTAAGTGAACGTTCTGAACCTTCCCCAATCCAGACTGTTCGATAAGGTAGCCGTAGGTTTGCACCTGCCAGCGTTGTTGCAGTGAAGGAAAGTAATTAAGGTTCTTTGCCTTAACTGTTTTCCAATCTACAACATCTCCCGTTTCCGGGAAATATGCGTCTACGTGTGCTTTCATTCCATTGTATTCAACGGATGATTCAAGCATCACACCTTCGTGTTTATCTAAAGCCTTCTCAATAGCAGAGTGAATGGCTGTTCCCATAATGGCAGCCAACTTCAATTCATTCTCATTTGTCTCAGGCTGGTCATTAAGTTTGTACCAGACTTTACGTCGGCATCCACCTAATTCGGATGGACCAACCTGTATCTGTGTGGAACGTGGCCGTGCTGCTTCCTTTGCGTGAAGCGCTTTAACTAATAAATCTTTTATGTCCATAGTGGAACCTGCCATCTTGTAAATGTAATGTTAAAGAAGAGTAACCCAATCTGAAATACAGATGCTTGGTGTTCTCCAACAGGTAAGTTATAGATTTTGTAGAAGTCAAGACCAATAGACCAGTTACTCATATAGTGTCGGTTAATATACACCGAGTATCTGACAAAATCTTTTCTCACTTAAACTCCTTCTTCTGAGTAACCAACTGTATTGGTGGGTGAGTATTAACGTCAAGCACCGACGCAAGTTCAACGGCTTTCTGGGCGTGTTGCTCTGGTGTTTTCTTTAGACTAGAAGAAGGTAAGCCAGCAAGATAACCAAGAGCGAACTGACCACCCGAGCCAACACCGTAGATTCCCAACTTACTTTGGATGAACGAGAGGTCAATCGCAATGTGGAATAGGTTGCCAGCAAACGCGACAAGATAGTCGAACCCTGACTCTTTTTCTTTTGTTGCTTCATAAGGGTCATATCCATTCTCTTTGAAAGCGGTAAGTATTGATGGAAGTATTTTCTTTCCCATCCACTGCACGGGGTCTGCACCTTTGTATGCGGGCGGAGTCCAGTTATAGGCGAGGATATCTCCAGGTCTTGAATCACCTACGATTCCTAATAAATACTTTCCGACGTTAACTATCTTCGGAGTTGTCGTACTTATAGTCCTGAGATTATCTTCAGTTATCTGAGAATCGGCTGCTAAGATACAGCGGTCTGGTAATTGAATTCCAACTAACGTAGTAATCGGCAGTCCTTTCCTTCGGAGAAAAAATTTTACACTACTGCGGCGTGTCTGCTCCGGTGACACGCCAATAATTTCTACAATATGAGCGTGAGCGAATATATAAGAGGCCGCCTACGGCGTGACCGGCGGCCTCCTAACCGCGAGGCGCTGACGCGCCAAGCCGAGCGGTCTGTGGTTTTCCGTCTACTCCGGCTGTTGAAAAACAGACCAAGTCTACCGCCAATACAGGCTACTGATTTGCGTTCCGTCGGTCCGACACACTCCTGTGTTTGTGGATGTACTGTCTTTCTAACCTACGCTCAGTTTGAAGATTATGAAATCTGTTGGTATGCACTAGATGTTGAATGTGCTAACTGTGGCAACCTACTTAAAGCACCTTGCCCAATAGATAAACCTGAATTTGAGCAATAAAAAAAGACCCCCAGGATTTCTCCCAGGGGTCCTTGCCTCGCTGCTATTTAACTAATACTTCAGACCGAACTCTGCTTCAGCCTTGTCTGCCCACTTCACGGCAGGTGCGGTTAGACCGCCGATTAGTACTGCATACTCAGGTGCCAAATCGGTAGCAAATGCGATACCCATTGTCACTGCTGATGCAAGCACAGCGCGGAGATAAGACTTAAATGCAGCCTTGAACTCTTTGCTTTTTAGTTTCTTGATTAACTTATCCACTTAGTCTCCTTTAGGACTTGGTGTTTCTTTCTTTTTAGCCTTCCTTGAAAGAGCCGCTGTAACCCTGTTCTTCAACTTAGGCTTTTCCATCCAAGCAAACCAAGGACTTGTATCCTTGGAGTGTTCCGCCTTTATGGAAATATGTAGATGTTTCATATGTAAATTAGAACCAGTGTACTTACGGTCACCTTTATCTTTGGACCAGATTCTCCCACTAAAGATTAGGTAGGATACCCGTTTGTCATCCTTCAACTTCTCATAGATATCACCGCAGTCAATACCGTGATGCGGGTCGTGAGTTAGGTCAGCAGCAAGACCTGTGTTGTGGTCCGAGTTCGGTGATTGCTTTAGGTGCGCAGCAGAAGGTAGGAGTCCATCGCTCGCCTTCATACGCTTGGGTGCAATGGCAGTTGCCTGTCGCAACACTGCGATGGCAGCAGGACTTGCTACTTTTACGACCTTCTTCATATTGACCACCATATTCTGATTGTTCCGTTACATTCTCCACACACATAAGGCAAGTCGTCCCCATTCTTGTAGTGATTCCTGATTATCTTTGCAGTAGTTTCAAAGTCTGCTTCGTGGGTATCTCTCCCACAATGAGGACATACCTCTGCTCCAACGTTCTGATAAACGTGGATGCAATGAGTCATCGTTTGATTGCTTCCTTTACAAGGTCAGTCAGTAAATCAACTTTATGCTCTAGGGCGTTGACCTTATCCTTCAATGAACTACCGCCGTTAGGTTTTAGTTCGGATAGATAATGCTTGGTCAAATGCTTTACTCCCATTGCTAGTGCTCCAGCAAGGGTAGTTACGGACACGGCTAATCCAGCCCAGTCAGCAGGGGTCATCTCTGGCTCCTTATACAGAACGAATAGTTACAAGTAATACTCCACCAAATCCAGAGAATCGCTTATCCTGCGGTGTCCGGTTGATGAAATCTAGTTCTTCAATGAGTCCAACATAGGACTCTCCTGTTCGGTAATCTTCGATACGGATAGTATCTCCAGCATTCTCAACAGATTCTAACTGTTGCATTCTCTGCCAAGCAGACCCTTCATAGCCAACCGCTACACCGAACTTATCTGTCTCGTGGTCATAGCAAAGTACTGGATATTGAATTAAACGCTGACGAGGGACAGCAGGCAGAGCCTTAACTTGATAACCAGTAAAGATTGGTGTTGCCGTATCGTCATCACCTAAAGTAAAGATAAACTTAAATCCTAGATACTGCTGTGGTGCTGTTGGATATCCAGCGGTAATCTCACCTACAGAATCACCTTGTGAGAAGATACCTAAACCATACTCAGTGCCTTCTTGGTCTACAGATTTAACTTCAAGTGAACCATTAGTTGTATCAAACTGTGGCAATACAAACTTAAATCGCTTTAGTTCTAGTGTGTTATAGCGGATATAACCAGTCTGCAGGTATCCACTAGCGATATAACGAGTAAGGGATTCTATATAAACAGCACCATTAGTTGTCGTTGTGGCGTTAGTTGTAAACATTAAACGGTCAGTTCCGTCAACAAAAGCACAAGCAGTAGTCTCGTGATTGGTATTGCCAGTAGCCTTATATAGGTCATATGCAAAAGGAAATACCAGCGGAGATATCTGAGTGCCAAGGTCAATGCGGATGACTCCTGGTTCATCTTCAACGCTAGTTGCAGCCCAAGCAAATCTATCTCTAAAAGCAAAGTCATAGACTGGTTGAGTATTTTCCCAAATCAACGGACCATAGGCTAAAGAACCATCATCTGCTACAGCAGCGGCTCTAATACCTTTAGTAGTTCCAATCATAATGTAGCCAAGATAGTAAGCAATCTTGTAAATGCGCTCGCCTGATGGCATCTCAGCAGCAGTAATAGCGCTGGTTAGAGTAGGCATAGTTCCGCTAGATGAGAGTGTGAACTTCTGGATATTAGATTGAGTTCCAGAAAAGCCTGTGCAGTAGATAGCAGCACCGCTTGATGTGACGCTGGTATAAACAAAGTCATCTACTGGATGGGTATAGACAGCAGTAGGTAAAGATGTTGCTGCTGTAGAAATCTCATAAACCTTGTTATTGATACAGGCAACGATACGTTCTTTGGTGAACTCCATTACCGCATTGGTTACAGTAAGACCTGTAACATCAAACATCTTTACTGTGCTGGTTGGTGAGTCAGTTGAATAGCCAGTCAATGGCTTTTTGTACATAGTCAACTTGGTAGTACCACCGCTGGTTACGTTAGTTACCCAGTAGGCGTAGACTCCATCGTCACACATTGCATAAACTTTGTCATCAGTTCCAGAGTTATAGTCAACAAAATGCTGAACATTGCTGGTAATAGTTCCTGTTGCTACAGCAGATGGAACATCAGATGCAGTCTTGGCATAGGTCAAAGTGGTTGTAGTAGGAACTGAAGCAATAGTATATGTTCCGTTGAAGGTAGCATCTACTCCAGCAACTATTATCTCCATACCTACAGCAAGTCCGTGAGCAGGACTTGTGGTCAAAGTGGCTACGTTAGAGGTCAAAGCCTTGTTAGTTACAGTCGCTGTGATGGTTGGATATATCTTGTCAATATCAAATCCATCAAGCATTAGACAGCCATAGAACTCGTTATAGGTAGTAGCGCCAGTATTGGTCAACTGCTTCCATTGGATAGACCTGAGAAACTGTTGTGGTCTTAGATTGTCATTGAGATTAGCAGTTGTGTAATGACCTTCATCTACATCATAAAGAAGAGTTACTTGACCTCTTGTCCAGATATCACAACCCTTTGATTCGGTGTACTGGAAACGAAGTCCTTCATCCTGAGCAGGTTCAAAGTACTTGATACCTTGACCTAGATGAAATGATGATTGGCTTCTAAACCACCAGCCAGTTAGAGACTGTTCGCCTGCTTCTCTAGTTTGGTCATACTGTTGCTTACGATACTGAGCAGTAACGCGGCGATACGGAGTATCGTCAGATGCCTGAACAAAGAATGGCAATCCAGCGATAGCAATGTCATACGCCTCGCCAGTGGCTGCATAGTTGATAGAGCCTGCTGGATTAGAAAGTGTATAGGGTATAGCATCGGTTACGTCACTGCCCCAGGGCATAGTTCCACCTTTCTAGGTATTTAATAGCAGATTTAAGAAATTCAGGATTATCCTTGAAGTTCCCTAAAGCAACATTACAGTTATGACAAAGCACCCCTCTAGGTTGAGAAGTCCTATGGTCGTGGTCTGCGTGAAACTGCCCTCTGCCACCAGGGTTATTGGTCCCACAAATAGCGCAAACATTTCCTTGGTCTTTTAATCTTTCTTCATAAAGTCCTGGAGGAAAATTATATTTTTTAGCACGGTTCCAACGTCTACGATTTTCCGTAGCCCTTTGTTTGTTTTCAGGGTTTTGTCTATACCTTATATAACGAGGTTTTTCACATTCCTTACAGGAATATCTATAACCTCTTTTGAACTTAGACTCTTTGAAAAAGGAGGTTTTTGGCTTTGACTCGTAACATCTATTACAGGTCAACTCGTCGCCATATGGTGCCACTTGTTCTCCTTATCTAAATAAAAGTTGAGCAGTTTAGGGACAATGCTCAGGTCACAGTTTTGGTAGGTAAATATCCTACGAGATTGTGCCAGTTTCTTCTTCGCCGTTTAGCCAGCGTAGATAGCGCTGGTAGTCAGAGTTAGATTCATCTTTAGGAATCCACCAGATATTTCCATTATCGTCTGTGCGTTTGATACATTCTACGCCAGATGGGGTTGTGCTTATTTCATATGTAGGCATATTTATAACTCCGAACTGAACTCTAGGTATGAAGAAGTAGTGGCATAGGACAACCATCTACCGCAAGCGTTGAGGGTCATTCCAGAACCGGTAGTTGCATAAAGACCGACTGTGTGAGGACTAGCAGTATCTAGGCTAAGTGATGAAGCAACATAAGCCGCTCCGCTTGCAAAATTGAAAGCGTGAGTGTTCGCCCCAGATGCACTAAATGATGGAGCAGTTCGCATTACAACCCTTAGTGGAAATGACATAATTGGCTGAGTGCTTGTATTTGCCGTTGCCAAGCCATAATAGGTATTGGCGTTGCTTGAAGAATCATAGCGTTGGAAATACCTCTGGCAAGCGGCTAACTCGCCTTGAATTGTGCCGGTTGCGGTCTGGAACGCGGTGGCTACTGAACCGGCTTCTACTTGAACGCCCCAAAAATCTATCGTTGCGTTCTGAACACCGACAGCAGCATAACCTGCACCGCTAGTTGTAGTTCCACAGGAAGTAAATAGATACAAGAACAATTTATTATTTGCACCAATCGTTTTACCAGCAATAGAAGGCAAAGTTAGTGTGAAACTATATCGTGCCCAAGAAGTTGTGATTGCTTGAACTGCTGGTGATGTTGGAACTTCTGCGCTTCCGCCAGTTCCAAAATTCTGCGCCAAAGTAACACCAACATTCGGAGTGCCTGAACCGGCTTTAGCCCAAAATGAAACTGTTACAGTTTGATTGGTTATAGTTCTAACATCTTCTATACATTGTCCAAGATATGCGAAATGTCCTGCTGTGCTTTGTGAAGCAGTTACGATACGAGCAAAATTTGTTCCTTCGTAACCTGCAACTGGAGCAGTTCCAGCAGTAAAAGTCTGCGCTGAATAGGTAACAGTTCCGCCAGAAAAATCGTAAAGCCAGCGGTCGAAACCATATTGAGCAACAGTTACGCTGCTAAAGTTTCTTTGATTTATTCTGAAATCACCATTGATGATTTTGTTCTTGCCAGCAAAGAACGGTGCAGCACCGACCTGCGCAGTACTAACTGCTTGTGTTCTTGGCATTGTTAGTTACCTCCCAGTAATAGTCTTGCTTCATCTTCAGTAATACCTAGTTTATCTAGGAGTGCTTGGCGTTGGGCAGCCTTGGCTGCTGCTTCTGCTTTACGAGCCTGTTCTGTTGCTTGGTCAATTTGATATTGAGCATACTCAGCATCATTCATTTCACGGTCAATAATTTCATCAGTTTCTAAATTATGGATTCTAATTAAAGGTTTTGTCATTATTTAACTCCGTAAAGTGTATAAGTGCCACCGCTAAAAGTAGAAGTGCCAGCATCTGTTCTTAATTGAATGCTTGTAACTGCGCTAGTAAAACTTTGATTATAACCAGCACCAAAATAACCATACTGAGCAGTACCGCTAGCATAAAAAAAGTTCCAAACTTTTGACATTGTATTTGTATAATTTCTTATATATAGCCAAAAATGAACGTTACTACTAGAAGTAGGAAGATTCACCGCACCACCTGTTGCTGAAGCATAAGTAGTTAATCCTTGAGAGTCGTTAGCGGAAGTTCCTGTTCTCATATAAGTTTGATAATAATTTCCAGCATTATTGTTTACTCTAAAAGCAAATGGATTGGCAGAATTAACGTAAGGATTATTGACAACAAGGTATAAATCTATATAATCACCACTAATTCCAGTAATAGATGTTTCTGTTCCAGATAACGTTCCTGTCGCTAATTGTGTCATACCACCGCTTGAAGGCGTTGCCCACTTAAGTCCTGTAGCCGTAGATGAGTCAGCAGTTAGTACCTGATTGTTGCTGCCTACCGCTAATACTCCAGGAGTAGATGCAGCAGTTGCTGATAGCAAAGAACCCTTAGCAGTGAACTGGCCCTTGCTGATTGCATCGGCTAGAGGAACAAGTTCGTTAGCAAAGATTTCAATAATGTCACCGGTTACAGTCGCATCAGTTAGAGTGACTGTAGTTCCATTGGTGGCTGTGTAGTCATTACCGCGGGATAGAAGGACACCGTTACGGTATACCTGCTCATAGCCCACAGAGTAGACAAGTGATACGGAGTTATCGTCTAGTCCAGATAGACTGGTTGTGCCAGCCGCTGGAGCCTTAGACCACCGAACACCAAGTGTCGGTGTAACCCCTATTCTTCCGGTTGCCATTATTTATTTACCTCCATTAGATTTAATTAACCAAAGGTCAATGTTTTCATTAAAGTGTTTTGCTGAACAAAAACCCAGAACACGATAATCGCCAGTACATCCTGGTTTCATACAATTTTTATCCAAGGAGTAACCTCGCTTCTTCTTCGGTAATGCCTAAGCGCTCAAGAAGTGCGGCTTTTGCTTCTCCTTTTGCCTGTGCTTCGGCTTGTGCTGCTTCGGCTTTTGCTTTGTCCGCTAAAAATTGCTCATATTCCGCATCATTCATTTCGCGGTCAATTATTTCATCGGTTTGAACATTATGGATTCTGATTATTGGTCTTGTCATTTTAGGATTCTCCGTATAAATAAGCTGTTCCGCCGCTCCAGTTTCCACCATCATTAATTATATTTATGGCGGTTATTGCAGCGCTGTTGTTATAAACTGCCATTCCTTTTGTTAATTCCCAAACACTAAAAGAGTAACCTCTAGAAGTAAAATTTATAAATGACTTAGAAGTATCGGTATATCTCGGAATTTCAACGATTGAAATAAATTGTTCGTTGTAGGTATTACTTTGACCTGCATATCCTATTGAAATTTGCGTTTGATTACTGCTATTATTACCGCTCACACTACCGCCGGCTGCTTCAAACCATTGACGAGCATAATTTTGATTTGAATCGGAATTAAATCTTAACTGAACTGTTCCATTTGAAGCACCATAAGCGTTTTTTATAATAAGTCTTAAACTTTTGTATGTAGTTGGAATTGAAGATATTGCTATACTTGATGCACCTGATAAATTAGTTGTAGAAATTAAAGTTAATCCACCGCTTGAAATAGTTTGCCATTCCAAACCTGTTGCCGTTGATGAGTTAGCGGCTAAAACTTGCCCATTTGTGCCCACTGCCAGTCTTGCTGGAGTATCAGCCGCGGTTGCGGTTAGTATGTCCGCCTTAGCGTCGAAGATGGTCGGCTGAATACCACCTTCAACAGCGGGAATTCTTCCTGATGACATTTACGATAACTCGCTTCCGAACGCTGCGAATGAGAAGTTTGCAGAAGAGCCATAGACAGTAATTACATCTGTCGCAGCCAAGGTCACACCAAGAGTTAGTGTGTCTGTGGCATTGGCAGGAAGTGATACGTCATATGCGATGTATTGACTAGCAGCAAGTGATGCACCTGCTACTCTGATTGCAATACGGTATGAACCTGCAGTGGCGGCCTGATTGCACACAGTGATAGTGGAGACAATCGTTGAGGTCGCTGCCGGAACCGTATACAACGTTGTTGCTGTTGTAGCGGCTGGGTTGCTTTGTCCCAGCACTTTATATGTTGTTGGCATTTATTTTCCTTTTATCTAGTGTGTTTATTTTTTAGCCACCCATAAGCATTAAGCCTGAGACTGGGTCACTTGACCCGCCTGTCAGCCCTGCTTCAAAGGCATTTAAGTCATCTGATGTAAGTACGTGACGAACAGTTGCTCCTGAACTATGCGAGATAGCGGTGGTTCCTGCTCTGCCACGAACGATAGTGAATGAATCTCCAGAGTTATACTGAATGAAAACAATCTCTTCATTAGTTGTATCTGGGTCTAGTGCAACTGTGAATTGGTCTGGATAAACTCCACCTACTGCAGGGCCTAGAACTACGCCACCTAGCAGAGAAGAGCCGGTTCCAGTTGCAACAGTCATTGTTGTACCGGTTGCTCCGATACCTGATGCGAGCGTTGTTTCAACGCTTATGGACGAGAATTTACGTACAGCCATAGCCCTTCCTTAGCGAGTTAGATGGATACGAATTGGGAACTGGTCAGAAAGTTTGAGTGCCTCTTCCTGAAGGCGTTGCTGGAACAAAGCAAAGACATACTTGCTTACAGAAGAACCAGCAGATGATGGAATCTTTGTATCATTTAAGTCTGCTTCTGCAGATGATAGGTTGATTCGACCTGCATCCAAGAATGAAAGCAAACGGTAGCAAGCACCGTAAACAATCACATCTTGGCAAGAATCAGGTAGACCTGTTACATCTACAAAGTCATCAGTATTAGCATCCATAGTATCTGGAACCATTGTGTACCAAACCTTGATGGTTCTACCTGGTTGGATGTTCTCATAAAGGTTAATAGTCTTTTGAGTATTAAATGTTGGTGTATTTGCTAATGGGTCAAAGCGCCACTTACGGATAGGTAACCATTCCTTAGAAGAACCTGTGGTTTGCCAAGACATATAAAGAACTTCTCTTGCATCATCAGGTAGTGGATAGGTAACCTGTGCTGCATTGAAGGTAAAGGTTGTTGAACCTACTGCAAATAACTTTGGGTACAAAGAACGGATAGTATCGTTCAAAGCCTTCTTTATAGTTACTCTAGGAAATGTTGGAGATAAAGTCACCTGAGCATATTGGCTATGAGGTGAAGCAGTAGTTCCAAGATATCCTCTTCCAAATCCTGGAGCCACATTAAGAGTGTTGCTTGACTGAGTAAAATTATCAATCCAGATTAACTCATCATCAATCTCAATAATACCTTTAGCAAGGTTTGACTGAGAGCCGACAGTAATAGCAGACGATGTGGTCGTCAAACCATTGGCATTGGTTACATAAGTGATACGGTCTTGGCGCAAGGTATAGCCTTGCAGATTACTCTTGACCTCATCTACTAACTGGTCGAACGTTGGCATTAGCCCTCCGTTATCTTCTCCTTGGCTTTCTCAATTGCCTCGGCTGCTTTTCCTTTTTCATACCAACCATCGCCCCATAGTGTTAGCAGACGCTGGAAGTAATATTCATATTGTTTGGCGATAACATCTACGCCATAAGTTTCAACTGCTCTCTTGCGGATAGCAGCCCTATCTAAACTCTTTACATTCTGTGAAGCCAGAATAAATTCTTCTACGCTTCTACATCTATAGCCAGTAACTCCTTGAACTACAGTCTCTGTAAATGCACCCCAGTCTGTTGTAATTACTGGAGTTCCACAGGCTTGTGATTCAATGTTTACGTTACCGAATGGTTCTATATAAAGCGTTGGAACAAAGGTAGCGATAGCGCCACCCATAAGTTCTGCTCGCTTCTCAGGTCCAACAGGTCCGATATACTCACCATAAGTTGGTATGTAATCACCAGGTCCTGCCATAATTAGCCTTGCACCTATTGTCTTGCAGATATGTGCTGCTACTTCAACACCTTTTCTTGGAACCATTCTTCCAATGTAAAGGTAATAATCTCCGTCCCCTTTACCAAGCGGGAACATATCAGGGTCTAAATATCCTGGAATAACTGCATCAAAGAACTGACCATCTACTGTCGCTGCGTTCTTGAATTGTGCATAGACTGCGTGCATCCAAGCGTAAGACTCGAACACTCTGTATTGTGAAAATACTCCAGAGTATCCAACTCCAAATTCAACAGACATATGAGTTGGAAACGCATCTGCGATTGGCTTATGTGTAGCACCAGCAATCAAGCAGATAAAGTCTTGGTCTTGAAGTCTCTTACGTATTTCCTTTATTGCATTGCCATTGAACTTCTGCCAGTGTGGAAGTTTGTAATCAAATGGTGCTTCTACATATGGCTTCTTACCTACAACGATTCTGCGTTGAGTCTCGTTGATGCAAGGTATCAGTTCATCTACATCGGCTTCATTTTCTTCGCCAGCGTATAGATAGACAGTATGTCCGAGGGACTTCATCATATTGCAGAACCTGCGAACCTTTTCGGTATATGCGCAGTTTGCATAATCTTTAGTTGTTTGGGTATGTGGTAGACTTACGACGTGGAATCTCATACCACAATCGTATCAGAAATACAAGTCTTTATAGTCAACCTCTGAGCCTAGCAAGTCGCTATATCCTGGACCTTGGTATATCAGGGTAGGTCTGGCTACATAGGCAATTACGTCTTTATGTAGGCTGGCATAGTCCACATCTATATGGTTAGTTGGGTTCATACCCGCCTTGATGAGTTTATGGACAAACTGCCTCTTGACCGCATAGGCGTGGGTTGAAGAACATTCTAGGCTTCTATACCAGTAGTCATTTACCCGTTGCTTCTGAAGCATATGCGCTCCGAAGTACAACATATGCCAATCTTCAGGAACCCAAGCCATAGCCTGTTCAAATTGCTTCTCAAAATCATCTACAAAAACTGCATCATCTTCAAATATAAATATGACTTCGGACGCATATTTTGTCAATGCTGCTAGATGGCTAAGTTTGCAACCCAGTCTTGGGTCTACCGACTCAATAGCCTGCAGTCTCTCGTATTGAATACCAAGAGCCTTAGCCTGCTTATCAAATTGTTCTAGTCTGTCTGTTCTTCTATTTAGATTTATTAGTATTGGATTGGGGAAGTAGTCGTTAAACTTCACATTCCGCCAAGGAACATAGATACCGGAATGGCATCTGCTCCAGGTCCCGTTGCACCAGTTGGACCTGTTGCACCAGTGACACCAGTTGCACCGATTGGTCCAGTCGGACCTTCAGGACCGGTTGCACCTTGAGGTCCGGTAGGACCTGTAGGTCCAGTTACTCCATCGATTCCCGCAGGACCAGTGGCTTCTGTTGCTCCCACAGGGCCTGTCGCTCCAACAGGGCCTGTCGCTCCTGTTGGGCCAGTCGGTCCGGTAACTCCATCAATTCCTGCTGGCCCTGTAGGACCAGTCGCTCCAGTTGCACCAACGTCACCAGCAGGGCCAGTAGCGCCAGCGGGACCAGTAGCACCAGTAGGTCCAACATCTCCAGTTACTCCTTGTGGTCCTGTAGCGCCCGTAGCGCCTGCCGGACCTGTCGCTCCTATATCACCAGTAGGACCTTGTGGTCCTGTCGGTCCTGTGGCCCCTACAGGGCCTGTAGCACCCACATCTCCTTGCGGTCCAGTCGCACCTTGTGGACCCGTTGGCCCTGTTGCGCCTGTATCGCCTGGTAAACCTTGTGGACCGGTAGCACCGGTAACACCAGCATCACCCTGTGGTCCTGTTGGACCGGTCGCTCCTACCGGACCAGTCGGTCCAGTCGCTCCCGTGTCTCCTGCAGGACCTTGAGGTCCTGTTGCACCCGTTGCTCCCGCAGCACCCGCTGGGCCTGTAGCACCTGTGGGTCCGGTTGCTCCGGTGTCTCCCTGCGGACCTGTAGCCCCAGTCGGACCAGTATCTCCTGTAACACCTTGCGCTCCTGTCGGACCGGTGGCACCCGTTGCGCCAGTCGCTCCGGTAGCACCTGTAGAACCCGCAGTACCGGTTGCACCAGCAGGACCCGTTGGGCCTGTTGGACCAGTAACGCCTTGGATTCCTTGCGGTCCTTGGTCATTAGAAAACTCTATACCTACTTGAGGTGTAATAGATTCAATTACGATAATTGTTGTCACGTAGTCACGGCTCCTGTTACAACGAACTTACCTTCAAGTAGTCTTGTTACGGTGCCGCCTGAATCAAGCACCAAATCATAAACATATCTTCCAGATGCAATATCTGCTGTGATATTTGCACCTACAGTTACGTTAATACGTCCATCACCTGGACTTAGAACCATACGACCATTATCTGTAGATGCAACTAAAGTAGTTGTAGTAGAACCAACAAATGGTCTAACAGTCATAGTTCCGGTATAGCCAGATAGATTCCAAGGAGTTGTATCGTTTAGAATCTGAAACTGAAAATTAAATGTAGTTGCTTGGTCGCAAGTTAAATTATACTTCGCACTCATCAGGAAGCGACCGTTCTGAGAGCAGCCGCTGCAGCCAGCCCAGAAGTGCCAGCGATGCGATTACATACACCACTAAAATCAAGATGGGTATTCGCAGAACCCGAAATGCCCGCAATATCATTTAGCACTCCTACTGTGTCTGTATGAGTAGTAGTTACGGAACGAGCAGCAGCCCATTGTCTAGCAGCAAGTGCCATATCTACCATTTGGGTTGGTGAGCGATAATCGGTGCCACCATTGGCGAGGCGATTCAATTCTTGATTGAGTGTTGAATTTGGATTGATGGCCACCTATATCTCCTTACTTCTTTTTCTTTGAAACAGCGGCGTTATCTACGAGATTCGGATATGGTCTACCTGCTGCTTTGGCTCGCTTCTTAGCGGCACTCTTTTGTGCTGGTGTTAGTTTCTTGCTACGTTTCTTTGGGTTCTCTTGGTCCCAGAATGCTTTCTTCTTCACCACTTCACCTTATCTGCCCAGTACGCAGCAGACATCTTGCCTTTAGCAATGTTCTTTGCGTGACGAGCCTTGAATGATGCTTGACGTTTTGTTGGCTGCTTATCGCCAGTTACACCCTGCTGTCCAAATCTAATAGTCTTTACTTGGTTGCCCTCTTTGGCAACAACTACGTGTGATTTAGTTGGGTGACTTGGAGTTCTCTTAGGTTTATTGAAACCAGATACTCCGGCTCTAGTTAGCCTTGAATCCTTTTTGCTTGCCATATTCGCCATACTTTCCAAGAACAGTTCTGATGGTGCCGTTCTTATTTAGACGCACCACCAGACCGTCCCTGATAATTACTGAGTTAAATCCATCGTGGCGTTTGAATTTGCCAGATGACATTATTTCTTTTTGCCCATTTTCTTCTTGGACATTTTTGCTTCTGACAAAGCAATAGCAACTGCTTGCTTACGAGACTTTACAACTGGTCCCTTCTTGCCTGAATGTAGAGTTCCTCTTTTGAACTCGCCCATTACTTTTTCAACTTTCTTAGCAGCGGCTTTTTTCTTCATTTCTTCACAGCCTTCTTTACGGCTTTCTTGACAGCCTTCTTGCCGTATTCCATCTTACGTTCTTTAGCGCCTTCCATCTTTTCGTGGCGCATCTTTGCTGCTTTTGACTTGTACTTCTCACCCTTCATTGACATTACTTCTGTCCCTTCGGATAAGCACCATTAGCACCCTTTGAGAGTTTCTCATAGGACATAAATGGTTTGTCATTTGAACCTGGAGGATATGGAAGGTAGAACTCAGGACGGCTTGATGGCTTGTACGAATTGTCCTGCAAATTCGGGTCTTTATCTTTTGGCATTATTACTCCTTGAAGTTTAGGGTATTGCCATCAAAGGCTTTACCCGATTCGTTACTTAGCCTCACCGCCGCATCAATATCTTTCTGCTTCGTTGAGATGGGTTCCATACCTTGGCGAACTGCCGAGTAGTAGGAATCCAATTCTTTATCCATAGCCAGCATCAATTAGAATCTGTGCTTCTGCATCGGTCAGAGTATATTCGTGACCACCGAGATAAGCGGCATCTGCATCAGCAATGTCATCTTGATACGGGGTTTGAACTTCGGTTACTGTGGTCCCGTTGACCAGCAATGAATAACCACGGGGAATGTCAGTTAGAAAAGGATTGATAGTTCCTGATTGAGTTCCACCTGCAATAGGTCTAGCAGCAAGACGAGCATACGGAGAATAACGATTCTCTGTAATACCCCAAGTCTCCCACCGCCAAGGTGTTGTTAATCTATAAGGCATATCTTCCTTTCAGAATTGACTCATCCCAAGGGACAGACTTTTCAAATTTGCCTGTCCCTCAGAATCAATCAATTTATGAGATTGATGCAGCAGTCTCAATACGATATAGAGCCGCTTCACGTAGACGGTTGAATCCGCCGAAGTAGTACCAACCGATGGTGCGGAAACGACGTAGAGCGTCGATTTCTGGACCGATAACGGTTGAGATGTCTTGTGCTTGTGCTTCAGCAAGTGCTTCACGACCAGCAACAACTGCCTTGTAGACAGTAACTGCAGGTGATGCACCGTTAACGGAGTACGTTCTACGTACTTGGTTAGTTCCTGGAATCCGCCGGTTCCGGCTTCAGCGCGGAGGTCAGCAGATTGACGTGGGTGTAGGTATGCAGCATAGAGTTCGCCAATACGAGGCACAGCCTTGTTTGTACGAAGTTGTACTACTGCTTCGCGGATATCAGCAACTGTCATTGTGCCAGATGCGGTGATACCTGAAGTACCTGTTGCGGTGCCACCGTAAATTACGTTGGTACCAGAAGTCAAGACGTTTGCTACAACTACGTCGATAGAATCAGCAGCGTTGTAAGCGATGACGTCTGCAAGAGCAGCGTCTACGTCGTTGAAAGAAGTTAGGTTTAACTTCTTGGTTGTTGTTACGGCATTGCCGTACTCATTGAGTGTAACTGTAACCTGTGATGGGTTACCTAGTGCTACAGAGGAAACGTCAGATGTTTCAGTCAAAGTACCGGTTGCGGTGCTTAGGTCTGAATAGATGGAGAATACAACTGACGAACCTGGCATTGCTTGCTGTACTGGCTTGACATCAGCCAACGCTCTCATCACTGGGATGGAACGAAGAGCCATACGTACATACTGGTCATACGCAGTTTGTACGAGGTTGCTAATTGTCGAAGACGAGGTCAGCGTTCCCGTAGGAATTGCCATTTACTTGCCTTTCGGTTAGTTAGTTCGGATTAGAGTCCAGACTGCCTAATGATTTCATCTAACTCTTCACGGCTTCCTGCATTGAGCAACTTCTTATGAATCTCTGCTTGGTATTCAGGAGTAGTTCCTTGTTCCACAGCATTGGTCATACGTTGATATGCAGCAGCCTGTTGAGGGTCGACGTTAGGTGTTGCCTGGGTTGCTTGAGTTTGTACACCGAAAACATCAGCATAGTTCTCAAGCCATTTTGATACAGACTCCTCAGTTGGGTCTATATCCTGTGGGATAAATGCAGCAATCTTGCTGTTTACCCCGCGACTAGCGAGGGCGTCTTTGATTGCTCTATCTCGTTGTGCTTTAGAAAGACCATCAAACTGAGCCTTTAATTCAGCCAGTTCTTTTTCTTTCTGCTTGTTTGCTTTACGCAACTGTTTGACGAGGTCATTGGAAGAATCTTTTTCTTCCGTATCAAAGTCGTCATCTTCGTAGTCGTAATTGGACATAGGTCCATCTCCCTTGTTTAGTAGTTGTCGTAGGCCTCATATGGCTTTGGGGGAAACCGTATGGCTCCTACTCCTGGTTTTCTGTCTCTCTAACGGACCAGTCGTCCCGTTAGCAGGCCTAGAATGCGCCCGCTCTGTCGCGGGCTAGTGCGCCACCTGCAACTCCGGCTTGACCAGAGAATGTGGCTTGCTCTAATTGAGTCAGTTTTTTACGTTGTCTTTCTGCCTCAGTTGCTCCAGTTAATCCAAAGACTTCTTTCTCAACTGTCTCTTGTGTAAATGGAGTCTGCTTGTAGAACTCTGATAGTTGTGCACCACGAGGTGCTACTTCTACAACAGTTCTAAATCCTTGTCTTGCTGTTTCACCAGTTACGCCATAGCGTTGTAACTCTTCTGCTCTTGATACACCGGTCTGTAGTCCTGCCATAGTTGCAGCACCACCAATTTCAGCAGCAGTTACCTTACGACGGATTTCTGTTAAAGCCTTATCTGGGTCTAATGCGTAAGCAAGAATGTCACCATTAGAAATATCTGGGTAGTATGCACGTAGCGATGCAGCAATCTCAGGTGCAGCATTAATAACTCGGTTCTGTGCTACCTGGATTCTATCTTCAAGTTCTGCTGCAGATACATCGCCAGCAATGAACTTTTCAAACCCTTCTTGACGGCCCATATCTCCACGGGCATAGTATGAAGCAGGTAGACCATAATTACGCATAATGTTTTGGTACTGGTCTTCTAGTCCAATATATTCTGCTTCAGATAAAGCAGTTAATCCTTTTTGAATACGAGATTGATTAGCAGCAAATCGCTTCTTATAAGCATCTGTATCTCGTAGACGGATAGTAAACTCTGAAGGAGATACATTCTCCATAATCAAACCTCTAAGTGGAGTTACTAATCCACCTAATCCGTATTGGTTGAATTGTTCAAATAATAAATCATATGCAGACTTACGCTTGGCTTGCTCTTCAGAGGTACCAGCACCCATTCCAGTTCCAGTTAAATAACCGGTTCCTACTGCACCTACTCCTCCACCAGTTCCGCCAGTACCACCGGCTCCACCGGCTCCACCTGCTCCGCCGGTTCCACTTTCACCAGTTCCGCTAATTCCATAAAGAAAATTATTCCATTCAGAATCTGTTACTTCTTGGCCATTAACATATTTTTTTCCAGTATTTGATATGCCACTTCTACCAGTTGAAACATATTCTGCATCTGCTCTATTATTTTCAAGCCCTGGAAGACTTGCTCCTCTTGGATAAACAAAATTGGGATTAGCACCAGATGAGCCACCATAAGCCCTATTTGCCCTATCCATATTTAAGGTATCGGCAAAACTTTGTGTTATCTCACCTGTATAAGTTGCTTTTGCTGACTTTGCATTTTTTAGGGTTTCAAGAATTGGAGCATAACTCTTTAGGTCATTAAGTAAACTTTGTGCTTTATTAGCAACTTTAGTTTTACCCTGCGCTGTAGCATCGGCAATAGTTTTTTCAGCAGCAGCAACGCTTTTGTTATATTCCTTTATAGCGGAATCTACTTGCTTTTCAAATTTAGTAGGCATTATTACCCCTGGAATCCGAAGTCTTTGAGTACTCTAAGTGCAGCATCAGAGACTTCTTCTCTAGCATTGTTTGTATACTGCCAGCGAGGGTCCTTACGGAGTTGACGCTGGAAATCATATAGAGTCATTTCTCTATCTTGACCAATAGCACCACGAAGTGTTGGGTCATTTAGTGCAATAGTATCTGGATTAACTTCTAGTGTTGCAGCCATAAGTTTCTTATATGGAGCATATACAGTCTCAAGGTCTATACCTTGGTCAAGTAGATTTGCTACTCTATCTGGCATACCTAATCTTGCAGTTTGGCGGATTAGATTCTTGAATGTTTCAACATCTGCACCATCTGCAATCTGCTTAGTCCAAGCATCTACAGATGTACCAAAGTCTCTATTTAGGTCAAGACCATTAGCGGCTGCAGTCTTAGCAAGTTCTTGTCTTGTTAGGTCTGCTGCTGCCTTCTTCTTTTCAGAGAACTCTGGAAGTTTACGAACAACATTGGTTAGGAACTGAGCCTCATCAATTCCTTGAATTGTAGTTTGAACTCTTTTACCATCAACTATTTTATAAGTCTGTCTAGTTGGGTTCTTTTTCTGAGCCTTCTGAAGTTTAGTAGTTATCTTTGTTAACTCTTCAGCAGTAGGTTCTCTATTAAGTTCTCTCTTCCAGACATCTGTAATTAGACTCTGTGCGCCAGTCTTACCAGCAATACCGATATATTCAGTAGGAAGGTTAGGCTTAGTTCCGCTAGGCTCGGCACTTTCCATAAGGAATTGCTCAAGCGTTAAGTCAGGTCTACCGCTTCTATTTGCCTCTGTTACTAAATCAGTAAGAGCATTTGTATAAGCAGTTCCTAACTTTGGACTATACTTGCCAGTTGCAGATTTAACATACTTAGCCCCTTTTAGAAGTTTAGATATTCTAAGTATTTCTTCTCTAGGGGAGTTTAATAGATTTACAATTCTTTCATCTACTCCAACAGTTCCGGTAGTTCCTGCACCAAAACCTTGATAACCAGCGCCAGTTCTAAATGAAGATATGGTTGGTTCACCTGAGATACTATTGCTCTTCCACACCTCTGTAACAGAAGGCGGATTATTTGTACCTGTTACCACTTATATCTCCTATTAGTCTCTGATTAGTCTTGAGAACAATGCGAAGTAAGCATCTTCTGCATTGCGGTTAGTCTTGGATAGACGTTCCAATTCAGCCTTAGCCTGTTCCTTTAGAAGGTCTTTGTAGTTCTGGGCAGATATTGTATTGCCTGGAACTGAATCTCTAGCGTTGATATATTGGTTATATACATTCAACATACCTTCGATAGGCTGGCGAATTGCTGGGTCTAACTTGATATCTGGGTTAGAAAGCATAAGGCTTAAATCATTTAGTGCTTGAGTTCTTTGAATGGCCTTTTCTGCGCCCTTGCCAAGTTCTTCCTGAAGTGCAGGTCTTGCACCTTTGAAAGATTTAGACCAGTTTTCCCATTGTTCTTTTAATTGACGCTTTTGGTAATCGTTAGTCGTTATAGCAAGTTCTGCTTCATAAAGGTCTTTTTGAGTGTAGTAGAAGTTCTCGTCAAAGGCTGTATTAACCTGACGTAGATAATCCTTCATTAACTTAGATTGCTTTAGACCCATATTGATAAGCAACTTATAGGCGTTGAAATCAAACTCGCCTTCTTTTGGAATAAAGAACGAAGCCGCTTCTGGATACTTCTTGAGCAGTTCTTTGTTATCATCTATCCACTTATTAGCCTTATCATTAGCGCTAATAATTGCAACTACGTTGCTTTCAGATTCAGATATTGTATACGGAACCTGGTCTGGGAATAGACGAATCCATTCTTCCATAGCCTTGTCATAACTACCGGTCTTTATAACTAAATTATTCCAAGTTTGCTTGAAGTTAGTCTCACCATTTTGACGAACCCACTTAGCAATGTCACTTTTAAGTGTTGTTTGCGGTGGGGCTGGTGTAAAGAATCCAGCAATAAACCTTGTAACTAGAGAAGTAAATGTAGAAGCCTCTAGTTTGTTCTGATATTGCTCCATTTCACCTGGAGTAATAGGAATTTCTTGACCAGTCTTTGGGTCAACCTTTGGTCTTAGTCCGTGACCTGTGGCCTCTAGGTATGCTGCTGCTTTGCGGAACGCTGAAGCGAACTGAGAGTTACGCTCATTCTTATCCATAAGCGAAATAAAACGATTTACGTGTGCAGGAAGCACAGCATTCATCATCGGCTGGTCTTCACCATAAACACCAAGTGCAATTCTATCCAGTTTATCTAAACCTGGTACAAGATTACTTATACCTTTGATTGTAATTGCAGATAATGGACCAGCAAATGTAGGGAATAGTGAGTCTGGGTTAGAAGATGGAGTAATCATCTTTAACTTGGCAGCAAATTCAATAGGCATTGGAGCCTTGATTGCACCTTCTTGACCAAAAGCGCTCATTACCTTGTTTACCGCTTGGTACATTGCAGTTGTACCTGGATAGAAGAAGTACTGTTCGCCACTATCGTCAGTCTGAACAAAGCCAGAATGAGCAATACCGTCATAAGTTAACGATGCTCTTGTAATTGCTTCTGGGTTATACCGTGTAGTACGGTAGAAACGACGATAAAAGTCTTCAGTTGCACGGTAGAAACGAGCAAAGTTACGAGACGACATAGCCAACTGGCTACGAACTGCAGGATTATCTACATATGCTAATGCAGAATCCTTAGCCAAATCCTCTGCTGTATCATTTACTCTACGCATTGCAGACTTGTAAGCCTTATTATAAGCCTCGCCAGTCTTACCCTTGGTAAAATCATTAATAACTTTTTGAGTATAACCAGCATCATCTAGTTCTTTACGGAATCTAATGACCTCATTAAGAACGATTGGCTCACGACTCCAACGAGCGTTAGCCTCACCCATAGCATCCCAGCCTTTATCAAAAAAGGATGCAGCAAAATTATCGCCTTCTGAGACTGGAACTAGCGTTGGACCTGAAATATACTCAGGTGCAAGTTTAGGGTCATTAGGTAAATCTGCAAGTCTAAGTTCTTTTGCACTTACCTTAACCGTGCCATCTTTGTTTACTTTGACAACTGCGTTAAGTAAGTCTTCGTTTAGGTCGCCATTCTTCTTAGAGAATACGTTTCTGGCTGCAATATATGCACGCTGTGCGTGAGTATCTATATTTCCGCCATCCTTGAAGTATAACTGGAATCTATCACGGTCTCTTTTTGGTAGAGTGCTTAGGTACTTCTTCATCTCAGCAATTGCTTTGTTTTCGTCTTTCATATAACGAACAGCAATACTACCAAGTTCATCATTTGCCATAACAGAAATCTGGAAAAGCCAGCCAACCTTAGCCTGTTCATTGGCTACTGGGTTGTAGTTAGTAAAGGCTTTATCTCCGACAGAACGCTTGTAAGCCTTGCCATCAATAGTAATGGCTTCCATCTTGCCATAGCGATTTACGTCATCTGCGATATTAGAATAACGTCCACCACCGCGAACGCCATTCTTGGCACCTTCAGATACGTCAGCAAGAAGGTCATCTAAATTGCCATAGCGAACAAGTTCTTCAACAATCTTTGCAGATTTCTTATCTAACTTATAGGCAAGTTTATTGCGAAGTACAGCCTCTGCCATAACAGCGCGAACTTCATTCTCGTTAGTTGCTGCTGCAATCTTTGCAGAAAATTCTGCCACTTCGTCAGCCTTAACAAACTTGTTAATAGCGCCTAGTTCACCTGGCTTAGTTGACCATACAGTGGACTTAAACTTTTCAAGAGCAGTATCTTCTGCTCCTACGCCTTTACCTGTACGGATACGAGTAGACCAGAGACGACCTTTAACCATATCCCAAGGGTTACGGCCACGAGCCAAGTAAAAAATATCATCTTCGATTGCGTTACGAATAGCGAATCTAGGACCAGCCAAAGTTAAGAATGACCAGCCAGATGTAATCTTATCTACCCACTTATTGTGAGATGCGCCAACAATTCTTGATACAAGACCTTGACGAGCAGTTAGTCTATCTAAGTCAACGATTGATGGAATAACCATTGATGAAGAAAGTTGATATGGGAACAAAGCCATTTGCTCTCCAGCAAATTCTGCTGGATTACCTTTACGCACTCCGTCAATTACAACATCTGCAGCGTATCGCTTCTCAAGTCCACGACCTGCAAATTGCTCCATAAAGGTTTTACCTGGGTCACCTTTACGAACACCACGAGTTGAGAATATGGTGTTCCAAAGTCCCTTGGTAATCTGCATACGCTGACCTTCATCACCAGCAGCAAATGCTTCAGCAATAATCTTGCTATGGTAACGAGAGTTTGTTAGACGCGCTGTACGATAGATTTGGTCTACAGCATCTGGAGCCATAACATCAAATACAGTAGATGTTGGATTTGGCACTCTTGTAAACTTAGCAGCAAATCTATCTAGTCGTCCTAGAATCTGATTTTCTGTAAAGCGAACAGCACCATCTGGACCTTTTAATCTACCAACTTGCTTTTCTAAAGCAGCGATATCTTCAGACCTACCTGTAATACCAGTTACGATATCGTCAAACTGTGGCCCAATTCCGTATAAAGAACGGACTAACTTCTGTCCAACTTTATCAATATCAAAAACTTTACTTGTGGCAGTAAGAGCAGCAACTCTTGCTTTACGTCCAGCAGTTAATCTTGGAATCAAAGGCGTTTCTCTGGCTGCTTGACCCTTAAAGATAGCAAGCATATCTACGCCATTTTGGAAGAAATTCTTTGCAGTGTCTGCATCTTTGATACCAGCCTTGACAAATTCATCAATAGCAGCAGGACCAAATTCTGGAGCAAGGCGACGAAGTTTTGTCATAGCCTCTGTAGATGCAACTACATCTTTAGATTTACGAGCCTTAGATAAAGCATCTAAGTCATTACCGTATTGATTAAAGAACTCAACTACTTTTGGATTGTTAAATGCTTGGTCTAGTTTTTTAGGAGAGCCAGCAATTTTAATAATTGAATAGTTGATAGCATCGTAGGCTTTCTTAGCCTTACCAAGCGCAAGCGTTGGGTCTACAAATGCAAAAACTGTATCAACAAAACCGGATATGCCTTTATATAAAAAGCCTGAACCTTCTAAGCCTTCAGGCAAAAGTGCATTTGCTACTTGACGACCTGGAGAATACTTAGATGCAAATACAGCATCATAAGCATCTTGCCATAATGGGTCTTTATTTTGAGCAGCAAGAGATGCAATTTCTTTTTCTTCAGGTGTTCCACTAGCAATAATGTCAGCAAGTGCCTTACCTTCAGTTACTTGTTGAACAACTTTGATTCTTGCTGGACCATACTTCTGTGTAGCCTTAGCAATACGTCCTTCGTTGTATAGAAGTTCGCCATTGTCATTTGATTTTTCCCAAGCAGCGCTAACAATCTGAGAGCGCTTTGCTGGGTTATATAAATTTTTAAGTGCGCCTTCTTCTACAGCAAGAGCGGTTGTTCTGTATACGCGATTCTTAAAATCAGTAACTTCTTGAAGGGCATCAAATACTTTACCGCCGGTGTAGTGCCAAGCAGTACTAAACCAGCCACGTTTAGCAGGTTCTGGTTGTGTACCGAAAGTTGTCTTTAATATTTCTTGTTGGTCTGCAGGTAAAGACTGAAATCTAACCTTTGCTTCAGATGCAGGCATATCAAGAAGGCTCTTATGTGTAGAGACAATCTTGCCAATCTCGCTTGCCTTCTCTTGGTCAGCAGGAGAAAGTCCAGCCTTTGCTGCGGCTATCTTAAGAGTTTTCTCCACTATAAACCTCTAGCAACGAAGTCCTGATATAGAACTGCTATCTCTCCGGATTCGTCATATGGTAATAACTTAGCCAAAGTATCAGAGTACTTCTCTGTCATTTGTGGACGCATACCTAAAACTTCTGGACCTGCACCTGCACCCATAGCAATACCAGTTGTAATTGGTTCTTCTGGTCGTTGAGTTGGCGCAAATAATGGTGTGATTCGCTCTAGTTGACTCGGAGCAATACCCTGCTCTGAACGAGAAACTGGATTTACATTTGGTGTCTTAGCCAATGGTGCTCCAGATTTAATTGCTTGTGTCTCAGCACCTTCACCGTATGCGATTGAATTCATATTCAAGTCTGTTCTCTTGGAGAACTTGCCAGGACCTGCTGCTCCTGCTAATGGACCTCTAGCCATTATTATCCTCCATCGTCTCTAAATCTTCTGTGAATTGTTCCCAAGCCTGATTAACTTGAGTTTCTCTTATTGCGTTATATGTTGCTAATTCTAAAATCTCATCTGAAAATGTATGTACTGCTGTCATTAAGTTATGAAAGAATCCTGCTAATACTACAAAGAAATCAGCGAGACGGATAGGGCGTGGAACGTAATCTTGTTTTTTACTCACACCCTATCCTCTCGATAGATTTTATTTAAGCCTTCTTGCCCTTACGTCCGGCAGGGGCATATCCGAAATCTACTTTTCCGCCTTTTGGCTTTGAAGTATCTTTCTTACCTTCTGTTGGCTTCTGCATTGGAGCAGCAGCACGTCCACCTTTTTTGTTCATTTAGCACCTCCTTCGGTTATGCTCAACCTGCGATTTGCGCGAGCAAACTTGCTATATCTGGACGAGAGCCAGCAGCAGGGGCCGCACCAGTCATTTGTTCTGGGTTAGGCTGCGAGGCAGGGGCTGGGGCCATACCTGCTGCTGGAACTTGTGCGCCCATCATTTCTGCTGGGACTTGTGGTTGTTCTTCTGGGGCAAATACTTCATCAACGATTGTTTCAATCGCTTTACCTTTTTGACGACCCTTGATGACTTCCGCGATTCGGGTAACAATCTGACTAGGGTCTTGACCCTGTGCCGCAAGCGCGGGGATAGCCTGAGCATACTGAGCCATAGCAACGCGCAAAGAATCACGCATCTCTTCAATGTCAACTCGTTGTTCTTCTTGTGTAACATTTAACTCCATTGGAATCTCACGACGTACATAGTCACGAGATACAAGTTTGTCAGAACGCATTTGTAGCAAAGCAATAATTGCACGGTTAGGGTCCATACCGGACATAATTCCGTAGCGTACATCTACACCATATTCGCCACCGATAGCCTTAGATGGAACATACTTCATTGAGTATGGTGTGCCATCTTCGCTTCCGCGAATTTCTTTGGTCATATTGCCAAATACTTTTTCATCTACTTCAAAGCAAAGTGCTACAAGTTCTGTAAACAAACGAGCAAACTGTGCTTGAGCCGAGCGAATCTGTGTATCGAATCCAGCCTGTAGTGCTTGTACACCACGACCGGTAACAACCGATGCATCTAATTGACCTGTGCGTACTTCTGGATATCTTGCACCTAGACGTAATTCTCTTTCAAGAACGCCAGACTCAGTAAATACTCCAGGTGGAAGTTCTAGCGGTACACGGCGAATCGCTTGAGGGTTGGCAGACCGCATAATCGAATCTGGTCCAAGGGCCAGTTCTTGCACATCCTGTGGGATTGCAATTGGTGCCTGTATAGATTTTTCTGCCGCTTGTATTTGCAGAACTGCAAAACGTGCGCGAGCCAGTTGTACCGCCAGAACATCGTCGAACTGACCTCGTGCTTCGCCATCAATAGATGAACGAACAGCAACTGAAGCCAGACATTTACCAAGGACGTTTACTGTCTGTGATAGAACTAGGTTATTGCGCTCTGGGATAAATAATAAATCTTGGTCTTTGTCGTGATAACGAACTAGAGTTACATAAGGTGTATTGGCTGGCATCTTGTTTAATGGATAGCCAGCGTTATTAGCACCAAGGATTTCTTTGTAGAACTCTGGATATTGTGCTGCTAAAGATTCAGCATCAGTATTTGTAATCTGTGTTAGAGAAATAGTTCTTCCGAATCTATCAATCTCTGGATAGACACCAAATGGATTTAGCAAACGGATACGTGGATTGTTGTTCATATAATCCATCTCAACGATTGCTGGCAACATACCGTAGGTATTGAACCAGTCAGCACCTGTGTACATCTGAATCTGTAGGTCTGAACCTGAGACGTAATAGTTTGCAATGCGGGTTCTTGTATCAGCAGATTTACGTGCTGCATCTGAAACCATATTGGTAGCAGAGCATTCAAAGGAAGGTAGTGGTGCCATTGCTTCTGCAAGGTCACGAGCAGCAACGTCAATGAAGTTAGCGACTAGAGGCTTTGGATATTCTTCAGAAAACATCGCCGGATAAACTTTAGATATGTCGCCCTGTCTAACAGATAAGACACTTCTCATACGCTGGTCACGCGGAGCGTACTTAGTCTTCAGTCTATCGACTTTAGCGATGACTTCTTTAGTTGATAGCATATCTCTTCCTAGTTTATTTTGAACTCTTGGTCATATTACATATACCGTGAGAAGGTCTTATATTGTTTAATGTGTCTGAGCCACCTTTAGAAATTGGAATAACGTGGTCAAGATGTAGACCGTTTTCCCAACCCTTTGCACCGATACTTCTAGGTGCATCCATATCTATTTGTTCTAAGCAGATATGGCAGACTGTTCCGTATAGTTCAAGAACTTGAGCAAGAGTATATTTTTCATACCCATTGTTTCTTTCTTTGGCCCGTCTTCTTGATTTGGCTCTTCTATATAAATCTATATTTGATACGTAGTATCTTTTGTGTCTTTTAAGAATCTTCTCTTTGTTGTTCTTATAGTAACTTCTATGAGATTCCAGAATAGATTCTTTGTTATTATTATATGTAACTTTTCTGTGTTTCTTTGCTGCCTCAGGATTTCTCTTTTGGAAATCTTTTGATGACTGAGTATTAGCAGTGGTACAGTCTCTACAAGGCTGCTCATTATTTCTACGGTGTCTGTTATAGCCAGACCGCGTACCACATTCAGCAACCTTAAGCATTAGATAAACTGTCTTTCTTTATCCTGTAGCAATTCATCTATATTTATAACCATTTGTCTTTTACGTTCGTTATGATTCAAGAACGGATTTCTCATATGGGTCTTCTGATTGAGTCCTACGTTTAGCATTTCTCTTGCTCTGATTTCACAGAACCAAAGTGCCATAACCATATCGGTCTTACCTTTGGTCGTTGGGGACCAAGTGATAAGTTGCTCGATAAGACTCTTGATATTTTCTGTCTGGTCTGATGGTAGGTGCATCAGATTATCTCTATGATGCTTTCCATCTTGTTGCTTAGTTCCAAACAATGTGGACATAGAAGCCACACCGAAACCTGCATCCCACTTGTTATTACCAGTATGGTGTTCTCTAAGAACCGTACCTTTAGATGCTAGGAAGTTTCTAATACCTTCATCTTGCGTCAAGAAAGACTGGAAAGCGTTTCGCTCAACTATCCATTCTGACGGGGCGTAGACGTTAGTCCAGTCCGTGATAAGTTGTCGTATCTGAGCAGGCGTCGGACGCGTAATCTTGATAGCATCCACGATATATCTCTTATGACTAATACGGTCAACAGCATAACAGACAGCGGCAGTGTCACCGACCATCGCAGGGTCGAGGCCACAGATAAAAGAAAAGCCATTAAGGTCACGAGGATGTCCAGGGAATCCTGGAGTGAGGCGACCCGCCTTGCGCATTCCGTCGATGCTACCTTTGACGCAAACCGGGTCAAAGATGGCGTCATCTGAAATATCTTGCTGCTGATAGATAAGCGCCCACGTTGAAGCGTCCATTGCCTGACGCTCCGCGTAAAGATGTTTACCATTCCAGCGCGGATATAATCCTTCTTCTGTCTTATGTTCATCTGTCTGCCCATCGAACGGTTGGTCGGAATAGGGCCAGAGTGTAACCCACTTATCTGGGTCTTCATTGGTTTCAAGAAGAGCCGGCATTGCTAGATATGTCCAGGGTACTGTGCCACCGGGGTATCTATCGGGGTTACGAAGTTCTTTATATAAATCTACTGAAGCAACTCGCGTCCCTACTACGATAAGTTTACCGGTAGGGTTAAGACGAGACCGCACGTCTTGCTGTAGCCACTTAATCTGTTTTTCAAAGTCATTGGCATTAGATAAGGTAACTGCGTCATCTATGATAATCATATCTGCACGCTTACCGTAAATCTGACCACCAATACCTACAGCCTCTAGGTTTGGGTCCTTTTCGCTAGACTCTCTAAGTTCCTCACCGAAGGTAACTCTGGTTTGTTGCCAAGAAGCAGTCTTGGTATTAAAGCCGATACCTGCAGCATAGGCCTGCTGGAGTTCTTCATACATCGGGTGAGTCAAGCGCTGCTTGATAGCGTAGAGAAAGTCTGCAGCGAGGCGCTGGGTTTGAGAAACTATCAGAACCCTGAAGTTCGGGTTATTAACAATCTTGTAGGTGACATAGTCAACCGTGACCGTAATCGACTTTGCGTGGTTAGGCGGAATGTTGATAAGGATGCGGTTATCCGCTAGTCCCTTCTCATACTTCATAGAGGGGTGGAACCAGGTCGGTTCTCTACCTTCAATAACATCTATCAGGTTCTTCTGGTGACCGAAGGTCTCTTGGTGAAGGTACTTCTTACGCCAGGTAGGAAAATCTAATTCTTTGGCTGAGGCTTCTGCGAAGTTCTTCTCTAGCGCACCTAGCCGCGTTCTATCCGCCAGTGACTTAAAGACGGGGTCAGTACGCCTGTAGTATTCATAGGACTTCAATGTACGGCCTGCTACTTGGCAGGCCTGTTCTACAGTCATACCTTCTGCAATAGCAGAGAGGATAACCTTCTTAGCCTTCTCCGAGTCTTGTTTCTGTCTCGGATTAGGTACGGAGTTAGACATTGGGTTCCTTAAAAAAAATTTTTTATAATGGACAGAACTATCCCTACTAAAAGTCAACCAACGCTCTATAAGGGAGCGCTGGTAGCAGGACGCGCTCCCTAACTACTACCGCGCCTCTGGCGCGGATTAGGGGGAGCGGAGTGGTCGAACGAAGCGACCCCTCCTAGAGTGAAACTACGGGTGGTCCGTTTCACTCCCCTACTATATATAAGGCGCGAAAAATAGCGCATTTCGCGTTTATGTGATGTAAATCATATTTATATGTATATAAAATAGGACAAAGCACCACTTTGTTTAGTGCAGATATTTGATT